TGGAGGGGTATAAGTAGGGGCTGCCCCAAGTGAAAGTGTTATATTGCTGAAAGAACCAGCTAAAGCAGCATCTGTATAAATAAATGACGGGTCTGCAACCGCAGTTGGTGTAGTAAAACTACTTAAATCTATATCAGTAATTACAGGGTCGGCTACCGAGACATAAACTGGAAGAGATACATCGGTTATTTCAGCAGTTTGAATAGCAGAAAGCCCATCAGTCACTGAAAATGCCAATGTAGGTTGAGGAGGTACAGAAGGTAGAGAGAGAACCAGACCAGATACACCCGTATAGCCGACCATTTTTTCGTGTAAGGATCTCATGGCTGCATAATTAACAACTAAAGGTATAAAACTTGTTGGGAAATTGTTAATTGTACTGCCATTTAAATTTACCAGGGTTGTATAATCAACAGCGCTATAAGTAAAATTTCCAGATGGTAAAATATATAATTTTTGATCTAAAACATAATATTGCGGATAATCTGCTGTTGCTTTTTGTAATGAAGTTGATTCAGCAGCTGCAAATCTTTTAACTGGAGAAATTTCAGTTGCAGCTTTACTGCCTTTTGCAACGTTCAATATGTGTTGTCTTTCGGTTACAGTTGCGCCACTGCTTGAACCAGAAAGTTCTTGTGAAAACAAATACCCAGACTCAGAATCAATGGATAAAAGTCTATCAATAACAACTCTTATTCCGTCATTGACCCATTGCAACTCATTTGTAGCCGTTCCTGCTAATGCTCGAACTTGTGTTTGTAAACTTGCCATCTTATTTATCTTTGATTAGTGGGAGAACTTGAATCAGAGGTTCTCCCTTAAAAATCATTATTTCCAGATAGCGTGTGCTTCGGGCATGACTACTTCCAAACCTGCTTCGGTTTGAATTAAGTCAATTCGCCTATCCACACCAGTATTCTCTAGACTTTGAACACCAACGTACACCGAAGTGTCACGATTCACGCCATTACCGACCAATGGTCTGTAAGCAACGTGTTTCAGGTTCACAGCCAGGATTCTAACTGGGGATCCATCAAGATGGATATTCCGAACAACATTCATGTCCCCATAAGGAGTTGTGATCTGAGTTACTGGTAAACCAAATAACCTTTTCTTGCCTGTTACAGCAAAATCAAACCTAAACTGATCACTAATTTCAACGTCATTCTTTTGGAAGCCGCCTAATTTATGTAACCAATTATAAGTCGCAGTATCACACATGAACATAGTAGCGTTGGAACTGTTATAACGGGGATCCATAAAAGAACTCATGTTCTCCAAGAAATCATCCGATGTAGTTCCATCAGTCGTTAGATCAATGGAAAATAAGTTTCCACTAGTAAGTACGTAATCAACGATACCAGCGGTATAACGAACACCAGCTGCATCCTTCGCCTTTGTGGAGAAAAGGATGTCAGTTTCAATGTCCCACTTATGTTCAATGAGTTTGTTTTTCCAAACTCTTGCCCATTCATCTTTTGCTAGTTTAAGCTCAGTTGCTCGTGCAGTATTTGTCATCTGCATGGTGGTTTTCCAGATCTGAGTGTATCCTACTACATCTTTGTAAGGTGTATCTTTGTAGGTACTTGGAAAACTTGATCCTTCAGCGTGTGCTGAACCGACAACATAGCATTTGTCTTTTTCTACATAAGCAGTTGTTACAACAGTATCCCATGTATTGCCACTAGCTTCATGCTGTGCGCCAGCCAATACAGTGTGATCATGCGCAGCTAATGCTGCTGCAGAAATCCCACGAATTACCTGACATTTAGCATATACAGCTTCAGCGTCTGCGCCAGCATCGGGAGTATCTATTGCCGTGATTTTAGCCATTACATAGTCATCGGTATAAACCGTAGGAACTGTTTCATCCGCAACATTTGCAGCTGTAACTAGGCGTACTGGAATTTTAACAATCTGATTTACAAGAAAAAAGATTGGTTTTGTTCCAGTTGCACCTACTGCAGTTCCAGTTTGTCCAAGAATGTTCTGGATGTTACCAGCAGATAGATAATCTGTTTTGAATTTGACATTAACTACATCATCCAATTGCAATTTTGCATCTGAAAATTCATGATTGATGTATTCGTTGTCGTTGTCGCTAGAGCCAATGACTCCACCGTCTAGATCCAATGCGACTGCATAAGCATAACGCTTGTGCCACATGGATCTTTGTTCCAGAGTTTTAAATTCTGGATCAGTTGTAGCTTTTTTAGCTATCTTGCTCAACACCCTGAAAAAAGGAGTTTGGTCTGGAGCTAACTCCGAGACTCTACTAGAGAAGTCATACCGTCTCCTGAGATCACCTGTATTGAACGTAGATTCAACCTGTGCTTGCGCATGGGTTGAGAGGGTTAAAGGACTATCAGCCATTTTACTACCTCATCTTTCTTATTAAAAGAGAGGCGCTTATTTTATCCGAATAAAGTGTCCAAACCAGAATCTACATCTTTTAAAGAATCAAAAACTTGATCTTCATGTCTTACATCTTTTACAGTTGTATTGTGATTTGATACACTTTGCGGAATATTTCTTACGGATTTCATCTGTTCTAGCATTTGTGCTTTTGTTCCCGTTGCAACCTGTTGATCACGAGCGTCTTTATTTTTCAAATAATAAATATCCTCCAATGATGTTTCATGGCTATTAGCCCAATCCATCATTTCAGAATACTGTTCATCCGATAACTTCATACGTTCTTTGAACTCAACTGCTTGACGAGTTCGAGATTCTTTCTGAGTTTCCTCTGACCTAATCTGCCTGTCTTGCTCTAACTGACTGTTGACACGACGATCCACTACGCCAGATATCGTATGCTCCAGTGCCTTTGCACTCATGGAGTCCGAATTACCCATTGCGTCGTCTAGATCGAACACGAAATCCTCTGGAAGATTTAGCGCCTGCTTTACATCCTGGGGTTTGTTCCCATTATCGATGTAATTCTTTATTGCTTCTACCATTCCCGTGTCTGTTTTTAGCCGATTGATAATAGGGTCATATTGACTAGATTCATCTAATTGCGCTTTTAATCGTTGCGCTTCAGATGAAGAATCCTTATACCTTTTTTCCCAATCGTGCTGATGATCGTCTGTTACTACAACTGGCGCAGGGTCAGTTACCTGAGTTGCCTGGGTTTCAGCTGCTTCGACTGTATTGTCTTCATCAAGAATCATACCGTTCACCTCACGGTCTAATGATTCAAAAAAGTCGCCAGAGTCTACAGCTAAACCGTCTTCTTGACTGAAATCTACGTCAGGATTCAACGTTTCTTCTGCAGAGTTTGCTGAACTATTCTCTTGTGCCATTTCCACTCCTTGATTGTTTTGATTTTTCTCGTTCTAATTGAGCTTTTTCTTTGTCTAGACCCCTTTGAGCTTCTGCTTTTTGTGCGGTTAAGGACATACTGCCTTGCGCTTTTACAGCGCCCTTACGGATCTCAGTTTCGACAGAGCGTATCTTATCTTTGATTCCAGCTTGAACAAGCTGTCTTTCAAGGGTTTCGATGCTTCCGTCTTTATCTTTGACTTGCTCTTCAAGACTTTGAATTGATTGTTGCATTTGCGTATATAGACTTTTTCGTTTTGCTATTGCTGTTTTATCTTTTATATCTGTTTCGGCTAATACTGCCAAATCATCTACAACTCCCAATTTCATTAATTCTTTTAATTCCGATAAATAAGCCCATCTATTCAATGGAAGTGTACTGCCAGCCACAATTCTTACATCAAACTGCGCAGCTTCATAATCATTCCATTTAGATATAGCTTCTCCCATATCGTTAAATATTGGTACATTAATTTCAACTTCTTTATCCCCCTGTAAAGCATTCGGCTGTACGATTCTGAATACTTTATGTGCTTTATATATTGCCTGAGAATATTGCTTAACAACTTCACCTAATTGTTTCAAAGCAGGCTCTATGCTACTCTTTAACCATTGTTTTACACGCCTGGTCCCATATTCATCCAACGCAAGCATCCCACGATATGTTTCATGTTGCTGCGATTGATCTCCCTGAGCAGAGGAATAAACACCAGCCAAATATTCCATATCGCTTTTTCCAGCTTGGACAATTTGAAAAAATGCATTATTTAAAGCTGCTGGCTGTACTTCCTTTGGGTGATCAAACCCCTGGTTAACAGGAAGCAATGCACCTGGAGCGGTAGCATTCTTTTCCCAGTAATCAGTATCGACTGAACCTTCGTAGTACATCCATCTCAAAGAAGAACCCAAAGAAGCGTTGTGAATCATAAGCTGGTGCGCCTTATTAATCTCACGCTGTTTTCCTACTAAGGGACTCACAGCGCTCATTGGATAAGGTGTTCCTGACCATTTATACGTAAAGGGCACTAGAGGATAATTCTCTACGGGTAATTCCTGTTCATATAAAGTAACATCACCAGCCACACAGCATTGTTTAACTGCTGGCTTATAAAACTCTACTACATCTACAACCATAGATGCAAATTTTGGATCTTCCATTAATATTTTTTGTTCTTTTGCAGTAACTACATTATTTTGAATAATACTTGCAGCCTTCTGAGCTTCAGCCATCAACTGTTGCTGTGCTGCCTGCAATTGTTCTTGATTCATTTTTTGTTGCTTTTCTAACTCAAGGGACATTCTATCTGGAAGCATTTCTCCAGTTTCTACAGCTTGACTCATTTTCATTTGCATTTCCTGCATTTGCACAGCCATTTCTTTCTGCATTTCTTCTATTTGGACTGTAACATTTTGCTGAATCTTTTTCATCTCTTCTGGAGAAGGAAGGACTTGATAAAAAATATTGTAATATTTTACTTGAATTTTTTCATAAAGCTCAAAAAGCTCTATCATCTCATCTATACTTCCATCTGATCCATAACCTTCGGTAATATCTTTATATTGAATATCACCAGTATCAGAAGCATTTTGAGAATAGCCAATATCTTCTCCGTATCTACCAGAAGCTCTTTTTATTTTAGCTGCATAATGAGGATACGTCTTTAGAAGTTGCGTTCTTGTGAAAACTTTTCTTATCATAACATGAGCAGCGTCTCTAAATAAAGGATCTCTAGATTTTGGATCTACATATATATCAAAAGGCTCAGGTTGCTGAATAACAACTTCGCCCATACCCTGGTCTGCATTAGGATCAACTGTTACTAATAAATAACCAACACTTTTTGTTATTGCATCATTTATGACATTCGAATAAAGAGCTTGTCCGTTAGATTTATTCCAAATATAATCAGCAATATCAGAGAAAACAGCAGCAATCCCAGAATCAGAACCTTCAGCCCCAACTGCTTGCCATCTTGGGCTAGAAGCCGTTGCATAATAATTAAGCATTTCAACGACAGGTATAACCCTGTTAATCGTAAAGGTTGGCATACCAGTTTCTTCCAAAGCTTCTTTTTCTTTTGCAGAAAGTTGGTTATCCAAATAGAAATCATACCCTTGTTGATTGGTTGTCTCCCATTTCTCTCTGAAACTATTATTTAAAGAATCATATAATTGCTTTACCTTCTCAGCTTTTTTATCTGTTCTTTTTGCCATTAGACCTCTATGCTAATACCCAGCTCTTGGGTGTACTGGTTTTCCTACTATGAGTTCCATCTCTATGAACGGTAATGTTTTGGGGCGGGTGAGCGTACTTTACTGCGTAAGCAAGCGCATCAATGGTGTCATCATGCGCCATACGTGGTCCGAATGTAATAATTTCATGCTGTAAGTCGTAATGACTTTTTTTAATTTTTATTGAGCCAATTGTCATACGTTGTGCAAGTACTCCCTGTATTCTATCGAGCTTACTCTGTCTTGTTCCTGGTTTTTCCTCTTTCCATCGAACAGAAAAATCATTTCTCCTTCTAGATTCAGCCATTAAAGCCTGAAATAGAGGTCTACTCATAGTTGTATCCTCCACAATAAATAACATTGGATGATACATTGCTGCAATCTTATACATTTTATCAACAATCCCATCCCTATCCTCACCAGGGATCCCAAGCACAGGTAATCCTCGTTCCCGAATGTAATCAAGTACATATATATTATTATTCTCATCTACTGCCACTACCATTATTACTGAAAAGTCAGAATCTCGTCTCATTGAATCTGTAGCTGGATCAACTCCCACAAATACATTTACAGGTATTGCATCGCTATCAGCTATTATAAAACTAAGATCAGTTTTCTCGTCATGCAAAAAGTTCCCTTCCCAGTACTTAACATGTCGCATATTAAAAATCGAATCTTCTGCACTCTGAACTTCCATCATATATTCTTGATGGAATTTTTGAGGACTGCCAGAATCTTGATAAAATTTCTTTTTTTCTTCTAATTTTTTAATTGGGAACCAGGAGTCCCACAAAGCGTTCCCCTTATCGTCAATTGCTTTATAAGTTTTCACAGTCCAGGCAAACTCATCTTTTAACTTATCTGCTTTAAAATAATTAGTTAATAAATTATTAATAAAGGAATCATAATGCACAGGAGTACCGTTAATCCGCAACCTGCCAGTATGAGGCTCCAAAGCAGGATAAACAACCGCAGTGATAAGGTTTGAGTTCTTCGCTCTAGCCTCTGGAGTAATCGTATTATTTTCATCTTCAAAGTCATCCAGTATAATCAAGTCATAGCGTTTATGAAGCTTTGCTCCACCACGAATGCCTGATATGTTTGATTTACACAAAAGTTTATGACCAGTACTAAGCTCTATATCTTCTTCTGTCCATTTTCTGCCCTTTAAATCGCCAAAATAATATTGTATTCTTTCATTGAACTCAAGATGGTGCTTAATATAGTCCATGTTCCCAGTTGCAAGCTTTGCTGTAGCAGATACCCAACCATAAAATAATGGTTCATCCCTAGTAAAAAGAAATGACCACAGTATGTCGCATTTAGTTAAAACGGTTTTACCGTGACCCCTGGGCATAATTACAGCAAGCTGTTTTGTTTCTTTATCCATTATAGAATCAGAAATCTCATAATGGAACCAGGGTGTTTCAGATCTCAGATAGTCATCAGGAAGAAATAACTTCCCGAATGCCAACATATCTTTTGATGCCTCCAGCAAAGTTTCTTCAGCCTTGCTGACATTCTGGGTGTTTATATTCAAGCTAAAGTTTCAAGCAATTCTTTTACTTCAGCCCAAATCTTATCGTCTTTTTTAGACTTACTGGCTTTAACAGCATAATCGCCTATCATTATTATAAGATTGACCATACCCATTTTTTTAACCATTCTTTGGATGATTCTTTTTAGCATTATTTTCCTCCGTTTCTAAAATTTCTCAACAGATCCCTATTGAGTTCTTGGATTTCATCTTTAGTTTCTTCCATCGCTTTCGTGATTTGATCTTTTAGATTATCCATCCTGCGATGCATTGC